TGCACCAAGCCATAATTCATGAGTGTGAAAACCTGTAGTTTCAACCATGTTTCCTGTTACCAACTGGTAATCAGTACGAGCAAAATGTTCATTCATGTTTCCATATTCTGTTGCAACGTTGCCAGTGAACTCACTTAACGCGCCGTGCCATTCACGAACCATTGAGCGCATAACGTCTTGACGTTTGCGAAATGGTGATAATCCTAAAATTGCACCGACATTTGATGCTGTTACACGTCCAACTCGAGCGTTAAACCAATCGTCGCTGCCTTGTTGTAATTCTGTTGTATTTTCCATTGCCATAATTCCTAAAAAGTTAAGTAAAAATGCACAATCCCTGTGCGTGAAAGTCCTATTTCAAATTAAAATGGAATGTCATCGTCGTAAGCAGGTTGTGCCACTGGTGCTGGTTGTGCCACTGGTGCTGCTTGCTGTGAACGTGGCGACACTTTGCTAATCCAGTTGCCGCTTCTATCGTTAAATTCCCACACCATGACTTTAATCAACATCGGTTTGTTAAGTAGTGCAAACAACGCAGCGTCTGTTGGGCGTTCACCACTTGCAACCAATTTACCGCCCGTTGCGTTTTGGTCAATCGCTGCAAACATTTTGATGGCGTTGTCTAACTTTTTGCTATCAGTTTCCATTAGTTGAATCTTTTGGAATACAACACGGTTGGCGTACTGACTCGGCTTTGTTACCTGCCATTTGGCGTTGATATAGCTTTTTCCTTCGTAGGTAGTCCAACCACATTCAACAATCATTGCTTCACACGTTGTATTGTCAGGAATTAAAGACGCGCCGCCTAATTCGACTTCACCTGTACTTTTTACCGCTTCGCCACTGCTTAATTTAAAGAAACTCATTTTTATTCTCCAATGTTGTTAATGTAATTTGATAAAGGATTGATGCCGAATTGCACGGCAATATCGTCCGCGATGCCCATGCGGTTTTTACTGATACTAGATGCTGCACTGGTGCATTGCAAAATGCGTTCGCCACTGGAACGCGCTTTTGATTTCTTGTTGTCGTCTGTCATGACAAACGTTTCAAGACGTAAGAAACCAACCAAATCAACATCATCAACATAATGCGCTACGCTTTGCTTATTCATTTTCAAGCCGAAACGGTTATGTGCTGGCGCGTCTGGCAAGTCGATTGTTTCAATGTCGGCATGACCGATAAACACGATATTCATATTCTTTTTTTCAACCAAAATACCGCAAGCGTTTCTGATGCGTTGGTGATAATTGCTTAGAATTTGATAACCCGCGCCATAACCGCCGCCCGCTTTTGCGAGTGCTTTATTGTCGAATTGGTTTGTGCCTGATTTGCTGCTACCTTGAACGATTTCTTCAATAAAAATGCGTTCAGCTTTTGTGATTGAGTCAATGACTAGCGTTTTGTAATCGTGTTGTTCATTGATTAACGCCATTAGTTGTGACGTTGCGTCATTGAATGAATGCGCTACTGGAAATGCGTCAGGGCGGTTTGCATTTGGAATGGATTGCATACCGTCTTCAAAACGAATAAAGATAGGTTTTGGAAATGTCGCCGCAAGGTTTGTTTTGCCAATACCTGCGCCGCCATAGATTGTGAACAGTTTGAACTTGTCAACTGGTTTTGTGATTGTGTTTAACATGATTAAGCTCCAAAAACTGACATTTGAAACGCTTTTGCCGCGTTAGGATTTGAAAAGTAGCGGTTTGAAAAATCGCGGTATTTTCTTACTGAGTGTTGTGCGTAAGCCAAAACAGTTTCAACATCTTTTGAATCTTGCATTTTGTCTTGTTGCATTGAATTCGCAACGCTTTGAGCAAACATTAAAACATCTGCTGGTGATACGCCCATTGATTGGGCTAAATCTAAAATATCTTGTGAATACATTTTTGAATCTCCGATTGGTTAAGTTGTGCAGCTCACTGGCTACGGTTAAAAATTATACGCTCAAAAATAGAAAAGTACATAATTATTTTTAGATTTTAAAAATATATTTTTATTTTCTAAAAATTACTATATTATGCGCCTACCAAAATTAACTAAGGAGATTTGGATATGTTGACACTAGAACAGATAAAAGAGCGCATGAAACCAATGAATTTAATCGCCGTGAGTAATATGACAGGCATTAAATACAATCGCTTATGGATGACGTTGAATGGCAGAAAACGCAATGTTAATTATGAAGACGTAGTGAAGTTGTCTGATTATTTGGAGTCATTATGATTGCCGATAATTTATTTGATGCAATGCGCGAGCATGGTTTTTTAATTGAATCATTCCCTGTTTATGGAACGGTTACACGGTTTGCAACGTCAAAAGTAAAAGAGAAAACAGGTTGGGTTTATCCGTTTGATGATGGCAAAGGCGCATCTTTTGGCGACTGGATAACGGGTGAAAAACACGATTGGTTTTTAGGTGGTGAAACTGAAAAGCTAACCGACGAGCAAAAGATGCAACGCGATGAACAGCGTTGGATTGCACGAACTAAAGCAGAAAATGAACGCAGCTCCGAATATAAACGCGCGGCTATTGAAGCACAAACGATATGGGAAAACGCTTTGCCATGTGATAAGCACGCTTATTTTGATAAAAAGGGCATTGCACCAGTTGGTAACTTTAGAATTGATGCTGATAATCGGTTAATTGTTCCAGTGTACGACAAAGACCAAATCATTCAATCGCTGCAGTTCATAACTCACGATGGCAATAAGCAGTTTTTAACTGGTGGGAAAATTAAAGGCGGTTGTTTTGTTATAGGTCAAATCGAAATTGGAAAAGATGCGTTATTGTGCGAAGGTTTAGCAACTGGTTACTCGGTTAATTTAGCAACTGATTTACCTGTTATTGTGGCGTTTAGCGCGTCAAATTTGTCGGCGGTTTATGAATCGTTTAAGCCGCATTGCAACATCAAGATAGCGGCTGATAATGACAAAAGCGGGGCAGGTATCAAAGGGGCGCAAAAGTGCGAAGGGGCGCATATATTTGTACCGACCGAAGTTGGAATGGATTTTAACGACTTACACCAACAAAAAGGCATTGACGCGCTACGCGATGTTTTCAACACGCGACCCGAAACGGATTTTTTATGTTTTTCTGACATGATGAAAGGAATCATCAAGCCCGAATGGATTTTAAAAAGCATTTTATCGCGTCAATCAATCAATATTCTTTTTGGTGAAAGTGGCGCGGGCAAATCTTTGTTTGCGCTTGATTGGGCTTACAGCATTTCACGCGGTCAAGATTGGGAGTTTTCAAAGTGTAAAAACAAAGGCGATGTTATTTACATTGCTGGTGAAGGGCAAATGGGGCTTGCAATGCGAATGCAAGCCATAATGCAAAAATACGATGGAACGCATAACGAACGCATCCATTTTAGCAAAAAATCATTTGATTTTTACAAAGAAGATGAAGTGAATGACGTAATAAGACAGGTTGATTTGATTTACGACAAAGGCGTTAAACCCGTTGCTATATTTGTCGACACGTTAGCGCGTAACTTTACTGGTGATGAAAACAAAGCATCTGACGTAGCTATATACGTTAAGGGCATCGAGTACCTTTGCAAAAAGTATAATTGCGCGGTTGTTACGGTACACCATAGCGGTCATGGTGATAAAGACAGGGTGAGAGGTAGTAGCGCGTTAAAAGGCGCACACGATGGCGAATTTTGCGTAACAAAAGATAATGACCATACGTCTACTATTTCATGTACTAAATTGAAGGATGGCAAAAAGTTTGCACCGCGTCAATTTGTCATTAAGGAAGTTGATTTGATTGGTGATGTTTTTTATGACGAAGATGATGACGCGCCATTAACAAGCGTTCATTTAGAATTCTTAGGTTTTGGTGCTGAAAAAACAAAAAATAAAGGATTATCTACATTGCACGCAAAAGCACTTGACGCATTAAAAAAGGTTTTTGATGATGGAAATGTGATTGTAAATGATGACGGGGTTGGCGGGTTGGTTTGTTTAAAATCCAACGACCCAACATTAAAAATGGTTACAACTGAAAAATGGAAAGAATATGCCAAACCAAAACTAAAAAGCGAAAGTGATAAACAGCTCAAAGAGCAGATTTCAGGGGCTAGAAAAGCCTTAAAAGACGCTGGTTTTATTGATTTCGATGGTTGCCATAATTGGTTGGTTTAGTTGTAATCCAACCTAAGCCAACCCAACCAACCTTGAAAATTGGCGTATAGTTGGTGGTTGGTTGGGTTGGGTGTTTCTAAGAAACCCCAACCAACCCAACCTATAAACGCTGAAATTACAACTGTATTATTTTGATGATTGTGTTATAATTTGCACGTCAAAGTTTTATATCAATAGCCCTTTAATCGTTCCAGCATGGTAATTAAAAAATTGCTATGAAACTTTGACAAGTTGGAACGATTAAGGGGCTTTTTTATTTTTAGAGGTTTTTATGCCGATTGATAATTCATTATTGTTTTACGTTTTAAAGGCAGTTTGTGACGAAGGAAAAACAAAACGCATTTCTGTTTCTGGCTTTGTTTTAGCTGCAAATTATGAATTTGTCGAAATATCAGAAGGTGACGAAGGATGCTGGTATTCTCAAGATGAAATTGACATCGCAATTGAAATGCTTTTAAACAATGGTTTTTTGTTTATGAATGGCGGTTACATAATCT